GGCTAAGGTAGTCTCCGCTTTACACCAGTAGGAGAAATTACGTCATGGCACCTGAATTCAGTACAATCACCCAAGCGCCGGAAATTCGCGCGCTTGTCCAAGAAGGTCTTTTGGAGCGTGCATTCCACGACTCCCTCTTTCCGCGTCTGCTTTTCCGAGCAGCCGCCACCCCGCATGAGTGGGCAGCCAACGTCGGTGACTCGATGTTCTTCACGGCTCCTGGCTTGCTTGGTGTGAGGCAAAAGCCCATCGTTCCTGGCGCAGACCCTGTGCCCGAGAGCTACGAGTCGGAGCAGTGGCAAGCCACCCTCCAGCAGTACGCCTCGTCCATCGACACGCATATGCCAACGAGCATCACTGCCATCGCCAACCTGTTCCTTCGGAACGGGCAACAGCTTGGTCTCCAAGCTGGCCAGACGATGAACCGCATTGTGCGGAACAGGATGTTCAACGCAGCACTTGCTGGGCACACCGTCGCGGATGGAATTCAGGCTGCTACGACCACTCTCCGTGTGAAGCGCCTCAACGGCTTCACCACGGCTCGCTCGTCCTCTGGTTCTCGCGTCCGCTTCGATACCGTCTCAGGCAGCAATCCACTGCCCGTCAACGTGTTCGAGACGGGTGTTCCTGCACCGCGCAACGTCATTGGCTTCACGCCCGACATTGCAGGTGACGAACTCGGGCCAGGTGTCATCACCCTCGATGCCGCCGTCTCGGTCATTGACCGTGACCCTGTCGTAGCTGTTGACGCTACCTCCATCGTTCGTGTTGGTGGTGGTGACGCAGTTGACGCCATTGGCGCTCTGGACATCTTGGACCTTGCTGCCATTCGTTCGGCAGTGTCTCGGTTTTGGCAAGCCAACGTCCCAGAGATGCCTGATGGTCGCTTCCACTGTCACCTCGATCCTACGTCCCAGAACCAGATTTTCTCGGACCCCGAGTGGCAGCGCTTGCTCACCTCCTTGCCCGACTACTACATGTACAAGCAGTTTGCCGTTGGCGAGCTTCTCAATTGCGTGTTCTATCGGAACAACGAGAACCCACAGGTGGACACTGTCCAAGGGGGCGCCTCGGCGACCTACGACGACAACGATCCATTCGCGGGCGAGCTGTTCAGCGACGGCACCCCAGCTGGCGTCAAGATCCACCGTGCCCTGTTCTCAGGTCAAGGGGCGATCTACGAGTACCATCAAGGACTCGACCAGCTCATCACCGAAGCCGGCATCACTGGCAAGGTTGGCGAGCCCGCCATCACCAACAACGGCATCCGCGTGATGACCGACCGCATCCAGCTCATCATCCGAGCACCATTGAACAGGCTGCAAGACCAAGTGTCGTCCAGTTGGAAGTTCATCGGTGACTGGCCGGTGCGGACGGATGCGACTACGGGAGACGCGGCGCGCTTCAAGCGCTTGCTCGTTGTGGAGCATGGGGCTGCTTAATTGCAGCTTGGCTCTAAAATAGCCTCCACCCTGGCCCTGAAAGGGGCTGGGGTGTTTCGTGGGGATGGTCCCTGCGCGCGTTCGATTCGCGTGCCCACGTCCGGGTATTCGTACCCTAAAGGTACTAGGACACTACTAGATAGGTCCCATGTTCAAGACCGGCAAGTCTTGATTAGAACCAACCCGCCGATGTCATCCTGGGTGATGACTACGCCAACGTCGGGATCAGCAGCAAAGGCTGTGCTTCGTGCCCAAGTAGCGATTCGGTATCGCCAAACAGCAGCGCACAATAGCCTCGCAAGCAAACCGAGCCTTCGAGCTTCGAGACCGCTTGCACCCTCGCGGTGTGTGGTGACTAACCCGTGCTCGGAATACCGAGCAAGAATGTCTACCCGATTTGAGTGTTTCGATGGAAATGGTAAGTACCCTACGGTTGGGGTTTGAATACATCCGGTTGCCCACGTCCATGTCACAATAATCCGCCGCACTTTTTTCCCACCCAAAGGTGAATCCATGAGCAAAAAGCCAATCAACGATCCGCTAGAGTCTGCCAAGATCAGCCAAGACGCGCCCAAGAAACGGGGCTGGGGTCGAAGCAATAAGGAGGACGGTGACAACTCGTCCGACGAGATGGCTGTGCCTGCTGCCGTAGACGTGCCTGTCACGCCGAAGCCTGAGCGCCCAGTGGTACACGCAGCACCTGAGCCGAAGCCTGCCCCCGCAGGTGTCTTCAAGTTCAAGGTGGTCAAGACCACCATGTTCTCTTACGGCGGCCAGATGACGCGCCTCAAAGCCGACTCGGTCATATCCTCGCAGCACTACGGTGGAATGCCCGGCATCGAAAAGATTAAAGCTGCTGGCGTTCTCTTGGAGCCTATCGAGTAAGCATTGGCCTTCTCCGAAGAAGAGAAGGAGCGTATCCGTTACCACCTCGGTTATCTAAACGTCGGTGCAGCGGCCTCTCTCCAATTCGGCCTTCCAGCGCCGATCCAGATGCTTTTCATTGTGGAGAGCGCTATGGAGAAAGTCTTGCCTGTTGGCGAAGACCGCATCCGCTCGCATATCTCGTTCATGGACAAGATCGAGTGCGCCATGATGGAAGGCATTGACTACCTGCCTGCCAACCGCCTTGGTGACATGGAACTTCGCAAGACGCATCTCCATGACCTCGAAGACGAGTATTATCGCTGGGCCAACAGACTTGCTGGGCAACTCGGTGTCCCCCTCTACCTCTACGCAGAGAAGTTCCAGGCGGCACGGGGCCGTCGTGGCGGCATGATACCTCGTGAGTAGCCGTGTCGAGCAAGTTCAGCAAAAAGGACGGCTTCACCAAGTTCACTGGCACTGAGGCCAGCGGCACGCTTGCGCGCAAGCTCGCCCCTGTAGCTGACAGAATCCGAGACCTAAACACTCGCTTCGGTCGACGCAACTACAACGTGACCATCTACCGCACTCGATGGAGCGGGCGAGTTCGTGGCCAAGGCAAAGAGACCATCATCTTCCAGCAGGACATCCTTCCTACGCCAGCTCTCGCGGACATGGGCTCGCTCACTGAGATGCTCACGCTCCATGGCCTCGACGAGGCTGGCTCTGTTCAGCTTAGCGAGGTCTCCGCGCGCTTCACCGAAGACTTCCTCATGGGCATCGACCCTGAAGGCTTTGAGCCGCTGGACACAGACAACGTGTTCTATGAGATTGAGTTCCCTCGCCCAGACGGTCGACCAGGACTCAAGCGCAGGTTTGAGCTTCGCGGCGCGCCCACGTACAAGCCAGATGCCTTCCAGTGGTATCTCACTCTCGACAAGATCGACGCCGACCGCTTCCGCAACGGTGATCTAAGCTCGGACCCAGACAATGGCTGAGGTAAAGCTAGATCTAAAGACCTGGACCAAGATGCTGGGCCAGATCAAGTTTGACAAGGCGGCAGAGCGCGGGCTCCTTTCTGGTGCGCTGCGGGCTATCCCTGTGCTCCACAGGGCAACAGACGTTGCACCGCCAGCCTCAGACTCGCCGAGGTCGACGAAGGGGGCCAGTAACACGGGTCGCTTTCGAGGCTCGTGGAAGTCGGCTCGCATCGAACGCGGCGTCTCCATCTTCAACAAGGCGCCATACGCCCCTATCGTCGAAGGAGGGCGCCGTAAAGGGGCCAAGATGCCGCCGCCCAAAGCCATAGCGAAATGGGCTCAGCGGCGCACAGGCGTGACGAAGGAAGAGGCCCAGCGCCTTGCCTTCATCATGGCCCGAGCCATCAAGACCCGAGGACTCAAGGCTCGCAACATTCTGAAAACCTCTATGCCGCAGATCAAAAAGCTCATGATTGAGGAAGTCCTTCGTGAGATGCGCTTGGAGCTTGCAGGCAAATGAGCACCTGCAACCCAGAGGTTTCAGTCCAAGAGCCATCAAGCACACCACCGGACGCCCAGCAGCCTGGCTCGTGCCTTCTGTCGACCCCCGCCCAGGTAGCCCAACGCACGCTATCCGCCAACCGCTCGACGGACGCGCGGACTGCGCTGAAGCGAGGGCTTGCCAACTATCTGCTATCGCTGCCCCCGTTCATCCATCCCACGCATCAGCGGAAGGTGAAATTGCGCAACGTCTTCGATGTTTGGCCAGATCAGGAGGACAAGGCTCTGTTTCCAGCTGCCTCCATTGTTGCCAAAACAGCGCATACCTACGACGCGAGCAGCTTCACACCCACGCTGGACCCAGCTTGCAAAGTCGGCGCGACCACCTGGCTAGTCAAGTATTCGGAGATTGTGGTCAACCTAACTATCGATATTTTGACCACGGACCCCGAGGAGCGCATCTGCTTTGGCATGCAGATGGAGGACGCACTCAACCCTGTAGACTGGATGTATGGCTTCCAGCTAGAGTTGCCGCATTATCACAACCTTCGGGGTGTGTACCAACTCATGGACGGCAATTACCCAGACACCGAGGCCGACGCTTTCTCGCGAAATCGCCACCTCGTCTATACTTTGAGTGGCCAGCTATCAGTAGTTCGCTGCCAAACATTCACACCCCTTACCGAAGTCCGCTCCGAAGTTACGGTCGTGGACGGAAACACCGACTGCTAGGAGGCCCACGATGGCTGGATTTATTCGACGATTTGGAGAGTTCCCGAGTGACGATGTCCTCACCGCCATCGAAGGCGTCAACATTATCGACCTGCCCCCACCGGCATCTATCAGCGGGGTTGGTACAGGCTTCGCCAGCTTGATTGGCGAGTTCCCCGACATGACCTTCGCGGTTGAGGTCGACGAGGTAACAGGCGCCATCACCGAGAGCATCCAGCCTATCGAGGTCTTTACGTCGCAAGACTTGAGCAACAAGGGTGGCGGCTTTGATCCTACGTTAGGGCAATTCGGTGGCGACTGCGGCAACGCCTTCGTCGAGCTTCGGAACAAGGGCTTCTCTCGGCTAGCGATCACTCCCATCAACATGGCGTCGGCTTCTGGTATTCGCCTGTGGCGAGAGCTGCCTACCAACACCAGCCCAACTGACCCTACGCCTGTTGTGCCTGTCTCTGGCGCGCAGGTGGCTGCTGGCACTGAGTTCCGAGGTGGTCTTGACCGTATAAAGACTGCCCAGCGCATTGTCTTCTCCGACACTGAGGCTTTCGTCGAAGGGATTGACGGCGCAGTGACAACGGCTGCCCCGGCTGTCACAAATCCTTTCGCGTCTCCTGGCTCGACCTTCATCACTGATGGAGTTCAGGTTGGTGACATCTGGGTTGGCGGCGTCATTGGCGCAGCTTCTCCAACAGGCCCCAACGCTTTCACTCTTCGTGTCCAAGCAGTAACCAGCGAAACTGCGCTTGTCCTCGAAGCGATGGACGGCACAGCCTTCGCGTTCGTCACAGATGCCGCGCTTGTTTTCCGCATCCATCCTGCAGCTGTTGCCGACACAGGTAAGCAGAAGGTGTTTGGCGCGCAATCTGGCTACCTCATTCCTTGCCGCCCCCTCACAGACGGCCAAGGTACAGGCGACGACGCCGTGGACAACACCTGGGGTCTAGGCACACTCCTCACTCCAGCGCTTGTGCCACCAGCGTTGACTGCCACCTCGGCAGACCCACTGTCTGGTCTCTCGGCAGCGACTGGTCCAACAACGGCAGTCGACTTCACCGCTGCGGTCCAAAAGGCCAACGCGCCTAACGACGCTGCCCTTGATGCGAAGTACGCCTCTTGCTATGACGCGCTCCTCACCGAGGAAGCCCCTGCTCGGGAGATCAACCTCGTGTGGTCGGCCCGCAAGTCAAATGGCATCCGCACCAAGCAGCGTGCCCACGTCTTGGACGCAAGTGCTATTGGCATTGGGCGAACCACAGTTGTGAGCCCTGAGCTGGACATCACCAAAGCTACGGCCTTGTCCATCGTCTCAGGTGATGTCGCCCCAGGTGTTGGTGCTACGCGCGATGAGCGTGTTGACTACAGCTGGCCGCCGACCCTCACCTTCATCCCAGAGGCAGTCGGCACGCTGATCCCAACTGCCGATGGCAAGTTCACAGACCAGGGTGACTTGGACTTGACCTACGACGGGTTCCTCATCTCGATTCTGTCAAACCTAGCCCCTGAGCGGAACCCAGGTGAGTCGTCCGCGACCACTCGCAGGGCTCAATCTGGTGCATTGGGTATTGGACGTAACGTGCCCAAGCTCGACATCAACTCCTACACGTTGCTTCGCCGTCGAGGCATCGCGGGCTACCGAGTTGACAGAACGGTTGGTAACGTCATCCAGTCGGGCGTCACGTCCTCGCTGATCTCTGGCCAGAAGAACATCAATCGTCGGCGCATGGCTGACTTCATTGAGGACAGCTTGGCTCAGAGGTTTGTCCAGCTCGCCAAGCTCCCTATGAGCGAGAGCTTGAAGGACACCATTCTCAGTGAGGCGACAGAGTTTCTTGAGGAACTGCTCTCCGTCGACAACCCAGCAGCCCAGAGGATCTCGGGGTTCAACCCCGTTGACGGGGTGTCGGGCAACACGCCCAACCTCGAAGCGAAGGGCGTATTCGTTATTATCGTGAAAGTTCGGACGCTGGCTACTGCTGATTTCATCACCGTCCAGGCTGAGATCGGTGAAGGCGTCGTTATCACCAGCACCTTGTAAACACTGCCATTCTCTCGGACCTCTGAGAGTCACCCCTGCTGGCTTGTTGCCAATGGGGGTGTTTTTTTGATACCAATATGCCTTGCACTCAACAGGAATGGCCTGTTGGGAGGCGCTTCACTACACCATTGTAGGATAGGGCGTCACGGCAGCTTCTCTCCCAGAAGTTTCCGTGGCGCCCTTTTCCGTTTCACAGGAGCAAGTCGATGCCAGATCAAAGAATCAAAGGTCAGGAAACCGAGGTGATCATCGTCGAGAATGGCGTGCCTCTCAACACCATCCGAGACATCCAATCCATGGACATGGAGGCTCAGCTGGAGATCTTGTCCGAAGGCTATCTCGGGGAGACCACCGACCGTCGTGACGAGAAGTACAACGGCTTCAGCGGCAACCTCTCGATGCACTTCTCCAACCCAGACATCCTGGACCTCACCCGCCGCATCATTGACCGTGCGCGGCGCCGTGAGCCTGGCCTGAAGATCAACATCAAGACCACCCTCCAGTTCCCGAACGGAGTGCGGACCAGGGTGTTGCTCCGCGATTGCTTCTTTGGGGCGATACCAATGTCCTTTGGTAGCCGAGGGGACTACGGCTCGGTGAGCCTTCCTTTCGAGGGCAGCGACTACAGCGTTCTCTAAACACAACCAACCCAACAACACTAGGAGCAGATAGATATGGATGGAGCACTTCAAGGCGTAGCCCAAGGACAGGCGCGCGAAATTTACGAGTTCGATGTCCCTGAGAGCTTGCGGAACGAGCTAGTCAAAGAGTCGGTAGGCATGCAAAAGCTTCGTGGCAATGACGAGGTGGAGGCTACCAAGCGTGCCCATGGAGACAGCGTTCGCCTTGCTTTCGAGCTTGTGAAGCTCTCCCTCATCGAGGTCGACGGAAGACGGCTCAAGCGCGGTGACGGCGAGGACGAGACTGTGTGGAACAACATGGAGCCAATGCTTCGACAACTTCTCCTTGCTGCCTATGCCGAGTTGCACACGCCAGACGACAAGGTGACTGAAAATTTTCTCAAGGCCCGCAGGATAAAGGTCGGCTAGTCGCCATCAGTCTACGGAAGGGGGTGAAGATCTCCTCCGTAGGTTTGATGGCAATCCAGTACGAAAAGATAGGCGGGCTGGAGGCATACCGAGAAGCTTTGTGGCTACGCATAGCCTTCGGCGCTCGCTACGGCCACCAAAGCATAGACACCCTACTCAACCATCACTCGGCTGACCTAGAAAATTTCAACGACGCACTAGGTAGACTTATCAAAGGCGAGAATTCAACAGGCAACCAATGAGTGATACCCAGCATGAAGTAGAGGTAAAATTTACTGCCAAGGATCTCACCTCAAAGGTCCTTGGCAACATAACCAAAGCCGCTGGTGGTCTTAGCTCGAAGGTAGACGCCATCACTACCAAGGTCGCTGGGTTCTCTCGAACCTTTGGCGGTCTTGGCGCTATCTTTGGCTTTGGCGCGTCCGTAGCTGGTGCCAAGAAGTATCTAGCTACCATTGAAGACTTGTCCACCGTCACTGGGCAGTCGGCCAACAAGATGGCAAGTGTGCAACACGCCATGGAGCAATCTGGTCTTGCGGGCGAAGAGACACGCATGATCATGATTGGCCTCGCCAAGAAGCAATCAGAGATTGCGGGTGGCTCGAAAGAGATGGCGAAGCTGGCAAAGCGCTACGGCGTGGAGCTACGGAAAGGCCCCGAGGCAGCCCTCCTTTCGATGGCCAAGCAGGTTGAGGCAGGGAAGCTGGGCACTGGTGAGGTCGTCAAGCTCCTAGAAGAATCAGGCTCGAAGGCGATGGATCTCTTCCGTAAAGGGCCTGCCGAGGTGCAGCGCCTTCTAAATGAGGGAGCTAAAAAGAACGCGCATATCAACACCACGTCCATCGCTCAGTACAAACAGATGGACGTGCAGATGACTCGGGTAAAGCAGGCGTGGACGCGCGTTACCACGACCGTCATGATTAAGCTAGCGCCCGCGCTCACCAAGCTCATGCGCTACGTGGAGAGCAATATCGACGGCTGGACGGAGGCAGCTGGACGATTCGGTAATTTCCTAGTGAGGCATATGGACAGCGCGATATCCGCTGCCAAGGTGTTCGGCAAAATCATGCTTGCCAACTACATCCTGATGAAGACCACAGGCGACGGAATGCTTGGCAACGTAGGCAAGATGCTCAAGAAGGCCAAAGGCAAAGGCAAGCTCAGTCCATTTGGGGGTGGCGCAAAAGAGAACATCATGGGCATGGCGTTGAAGGGGGGTACCAAGAACAAGGCGCTGGTTGGGCTAGCCAACATCATGTCTAAAATTCCGAAGGTTGGACCTATCTTCACCAAGTTCTTTTTTGGTGCGATGAAACTAGGGAACATCGCCAAATTCATGCTCAAGCTGACAGGCATCGGCCTCATCG